CCGCCGCCGACGAGGCCGAGGAGCGGGCCGAGCTCCACCACCGCGAGGCGAAGGCCCTCGAGCGCGCCGCAGCAGCCGAGGAGCGCCCGTGGGAGCCGCACCAGTGATCCCGGCGCTCGAGGTCGTCGCGATCGTGCTCATCACGGTCGTCTTCGCCTACGCCATCGGCTACCAGCGCGGCTGGGACGCCCGCGAGGCGCGCATCCCGCCTGACCCGAACACCTGGCCGACGCCGGAGACGGAGACGCTCGCATGACCGCCCTCCGCTCATGGGAGCAGGCCGTCACGCGCCCGGGCGACGACCTGATCCACCGCGAGATCCGCAGTGGCACGTCGCGGCTGCCGACGATCGGCGAGCGGCTCGACCCGGCGGCGCAGCTCGTCCCCGACAGCGCGATGGTCGATGCCGATCCGTGGCGCCTGTGCGAGCGGTGCTGGCCGCGCGGCGGTGCGATCTCGCCGGAGGGCTTCGAGTGATGGCGACCGTCCCGCCCGCCCTCTGGCCGTACGCCCGGACCGCCGCGAACGGCATCGTCGGCGGCTTGGTCGCCGATCCATCGGTCGTCAAGGCCGTGGCCGCGCAGTGGATCGCGGAGAACGGCTGGAACTGGCCGCCGGCGCGGAACAACCCGGGCAACAACAGCTTCACCTGGGCGATCGGGCTGCACCTGCCCTTCTGCGTCGAGGCGAACGCCCCGAACGGCACGAACCCGATCGTGAGCTTCGACACGCTCGACCGCGGCGTCGCCTCCTACGCGGCTGGCCTGCTCGCCTTCACCCGCTACGCCGACGCGGTCGCGAAGGCCGCCGCATACGATGGGCCTGGCTTCCTCGACGCTGTCGCGTCGGCGGGCTACGGCGGTGACCCCGCGACGTACGCCGCGCTCCTCCGCTCGGTCGACGGCCAGCTTCCCGAACCGCCGGCCATCGTCGAGAAGACGACCGACTACCTCCGCCTCCGAACCGGTCCGGGCGTCACGTATCCGCTCGCCGAGAAGGCGTCGATGCCGCCCGGGACGTCGGTGCAGCTCCTCCGCTCGACGAACGCCGGCGGCGCGTACAACGCCGACACGACGAACACGACGCGGACCGACTGGCTCTACGTCATCGACACGCGCAACGGCACGAAGGGCTGGTGCGCGGGAGCGTGGGTCGCGTGAGCTACTACCTCCCGACGTTCCAGCCGCAAAACCCGCTGTTCAGCGGCGACAAGTACGGCTGGTCGGACTGCACCGCGTTCGCCGGGGCGTGCATGGCCGACTTCGACTCCCAGGGCAAGGTCCGCCTCACGGGTGGGCAGATTCGGCGCGAGTCGAGCGAGCCCGTGCCCGATCCCGCCTCGCCGGGCCTCTCGCTCTGGCAGGTGCGCGACGTCCTCGCCCGCCACGGCGTCACGATGACCCCGTACGCGGGGGCCTCGTTCGACTGGGCGCGCTCGATGCGCGACGCCGGGCACGCGGTCATCTGGGCGCTGAGCTACGCGCCGATCCGCCACACCGCCTACTCGGGCGACTGGGGCTTCTCGGGCAACCACGCGATCGGCCAGCTCCCGACGAAGCAGACGGACGACCCGCTCTGCGACGGCCGCCCGAAGCCGTACGTGGCGGGCGGCGGCCACTACCCACAGGGCTACCAGAAGATCCCTGACGACCTCCTCCGCGAGGCGTGCGGGCAGCTCTACATCAACAGCACCTACGGCCGCGTCGGCGCGGGGCGCTGCTACGTCGGGATCTTCTCGCGCGCCTACCCGCCCGTCGTTATGGGCCAGCAGTCAGGAGTCGGTACCGACGTGGCGATCCGCTACATGACCCGCGCGAACACCGGGCGGGTGAAGTACCTCCCGCAGGGCACGCCGATCTACGACCGCCCGGGCGGTCGGGTCGTGACCCACATGAAGAACGCGGGCGACGTGCCCTACCTCGGCTGGGCCGGCCCCGTTCCGCAGGGCTGGCAGAGCGTCCAGGTCGGCACGAGCTTCAGCTACCCCGACCACAAGCTCTACCTGACCGGGCTGTACGTCCGGGCCGAGGCAGGACCGGTGAGGAACGCATGACCGACGAGACGACGCTCGACGACGCCGTGACCCCCGACGACCCCGACGTGACGCCGGGCGACGGGAGCGGCGAGCAGGGCGACCCGACGCTGCCGGAGGACGTCAGGACGGACGTGCCGGCGGCCGCCACGGAGGACGAGGGATGACGAAGCTCGCACTCGACAAGACGCTCACGGCGGCCGTCGTCGCGATCGTGCTCGGCACGCTCGCGGGCGTCCTGACCGCGGAGACGCAGCCCGGCGCGGCCCTCGCAGGCGCGGTGTGGGTGCCGCCGGTCGTCGCCGGGATCACGGCCATTGCGGCGCTTATCCGCCGCCAGTTCAGCGTGCCGGACTGACGATGGCCGCCCCCGACCCCCTCGCGCAGTACCGCGTCGTCGCAGACGGCTCGGGCTACCCGGCCTTCGGGCAGCCGAACGTCGTCGCGCTCGACCCGGGCGACGTCCGGGCGCTCGACCACCTGTTCGTGGACTGGACGCGGGTCCGGCGCCGGCTGGCGGAGGTGCGAGGCGAGACGACGTGCGCCGTCTGCCGGGTGACGTTCGTCGGGGATGCGTGCTCGGCGTGCGGGATCCGGCGGAGGAGCCGGGCGTGAGCATCGCCGCCCCGGGTGCCTGCCTGGAGCCGGCGTGCCCCGGGCGTGCTGTCGACCGCGGCCGGTGCGAACGCCACCGCCGATCGAACGCCCAGCGCGGCTATGGACGCGAGCATCGGGTAGCCCGGGCGGGGCTTCGCGCGTCGCTCCCGGCGCGGTGTGGGTACTGCGGCGTCGTCATCCGGGCTGGCGAGCCCTTCGACGCTGCCCATCGGATCGACGGGACCGCCGAAGCCGGTTGGATGGTCGCGCATCGGGCGTGCAATGAGCGCGCGAAGGCGACCGGGTCGCGAAATCTCTGGCGTCCAGACCCCCCCGCCAAACCTGCCCGGCCTTTCGCGCGCAATGTCAGTTCGCAGGGGGAAAGCTGAGAGTGCCGAACCCGCGCACGCCGACCCACCTCAAGCTCGTCCGCGGCACGCAGCGCAAGGACCGTGCGAACCCGGCTGAGCCCGAGCCGGCAGCAGTCGAGCTCGGCGCTCGTCCCCCGGCTTGGCTCGCCCTCTCACCGCTCTCGCGGCGCGTCTGGCGCGATCTCGTGCCGCTCCTGCGCGGGATGCGGGTCCTCACCGAGGCCGACGCCGTCGCGCTCGGGCTCCTGTGCGACGCACTGGCGTCCTATGTCACGGCGAAGAAGGCCATCGCCGAGGAGGGCGCGGTCTACTGGACGAGTGGCCAGGTCGCCATGCGCCGAGCCCATCCGGGTGTCGCGATCGCGGCTGAGAACAGCCGGTTCGCGAAGGTGATGCTCGGCGAGTTCGGCCTGACACCGGCCGCTCGGTCGAAGGTGAGCCGCGTCGAGGGCGACGCGAAGGATCCGCTCGCGAAGTGGCTGGAGGAGTCGGGATGACCGTCTCGACGCTCGCGCCGCGCGCACGCCGCCGCGCGATCCCGCCCGAACCGCCGGACGCGGTCACGCAGTACGCCCTCGACGTCGTCGCCGGCCGGATCGTCGCCGGCGCGCTCATCCGTAAGGCGGCCGAGCGGCACCTGTCCGACCTCGCCACCGGCCACGAGCGGGGCCTGACGTTCGACCGCGCCGCCGCCGAGCGCGCGATAGCGTTCGCCGGCCTGCTTCGCCACTACAAGGGCGAGTGGGGACCGCTGCCTGGCGTCCGCAAGCTCGGCCTACCGATCTCACTCGAGGCATGGCAGAAGTTCGCGATCGGCGCGCTCTTCGGCTGGAAGCGAGCCGACGGGACGCGCCGCTTCCGGCAGCTCTACCTCGAGGTCGCGAAGAAGAACGGGAAGACGCTCCTCGCCGCCGTGATCGCGATCCTGCTCGCGTTCTTCGACGGCGAGCCGGGCGCCGAGGTCTACGCGATCGCCACCAAGCGCGATCAGGCGAAGCTCGTCTGGAACGACGCGGCGCAGATGGTGAAGCGTAATCCCGAGCTCGCGGCCCGCCTGTCGGTCTACGCGCTGAACATCAGCGACGAGGCGACGGCGTCGTTCTTCCGGCCACTCGGGCGTGATTCGGGCGAGAGCGAGCAGGGTGTCAACGCGCATGGCGCGATCGTCGACGAGCTGCACGTCCTCGAGGATCGGGAGCCGATCGAGAACATCGAAACCGCCACGGCCGCCCGCCGCCAGCCCGTCATCGTCAAGATCACGACGGCCGGCGTGAAGCGCGAGTCGGTGTGGGCCGAGGAGCGTCGGGACGCGGTGGCCGTCGTCGAGGGCCGCGCGACCGACGATTCGATGCTCGTGCTCGTCTACACGCTCGACGAGGGCGACGACCCCTTCGACGAGCACGTCTGGCCGAAGTCGAACCCAAACCTCGGTGTCTCGGTGAAGGTCGACACCCTGCGCGAGCAGGCGGAGATCGCGAAGCGGTCGCCGGGCAAGATGGCCGCGTTCCTCCGGTTCCGGGCCAACATCCCGACAGCCGTCGCCACGCGAGCGCTCGACATCGACGAGTGGGATGCGAACTCGGGCCTGCTCGACGGCGAGGACTACCACGCCTGGGAGGACAGAATCTTCGGGACCCCCCGGAGCGGCTATGGCGGTCTGGACCTCGCCTCAGTCCAGGACCTCACGGCGTTCCTGTTCGTCGTCCTCAACGACGAGGGCGTCTATCAGGTGCTCTGCCGCTTCTACTGTCCCGAGGAGGGTATCGAGCGGCGGTCCAAGCGCGATGCGGTTCCCTATACGGACTGGGTCCGCGACGGCTTCCTCGTCGCGACCCCCGGCAACGTCACCGACTACGACTTCGTCGAGCGCGACATTCTCACCCTCAGCGACAGCCACGTCATCGGCGAGATCGGCTTCGACCGCTGGAACGCCACTCAGCTCGCAACCGACCTCATGGCCGAGGGCGCGGCGATGATCGCGATCTCGCAGACGCACGCAGGGCTTGCGCCAGCGTGGCGGGAGCTGATGCGCGCGATCCTCGACCGCAAGATCGAGCATGGCGGCCACCCGATCCTCCGCTGGATGGCGGGCAACGTCGAGGTCGAGACGGACGCGGCCGGCAACGACAAGCCCTCGAAGCGCCACTCCGCCGAGCGGATCGACGGCATCGTCGCGCTCGACATGGGGATCGGCCGCTGGATGGCGCACGGCGCAGCGCCGGCAGTCTGGACGGCCGCATGAACCGTGACGTGCTCGCCGGC